AATCACGAGGTGCTGTTGAGGCATTTCTTATGATACGAACAGGACAACCAAAAGAGCGGGTCATACGACGACCATCACTGTAACGCACTTGCCATTCTGCTTTGTCGGGTCCTATCATACCGCTGAAGTTAGTTTGCCTCTCCATAACACCAACATATGTTGTGGGTAATGTTACGCTAGAATTATTACTAGTAGCAGCAGTAGTCCAAGTTTGTGACTCATACTCAGTCAAAGGACCTGCTTTGTAACCAACTGTGAAGTTGCTCGCTCCACTATGTGTAGCAGCCTCCGTAAATGCACGCATACCATAGTGGCCCCATTGAGGTCTGTTCCACGGCTGACGTAGACCGAAGCGATAACCAAATGGATAGGAACGTGTAGATACAAGGCTAGACGCAATAGCAAGACCGCTACTTACAGCATAAGAGCCATCGTCATCAGCATCTTTCCAATGCTTACCACCGGCTGCGCTTAGGCTACGTGGTATATGCCAACCAGCAGACCAAGCGCTATAACCCTCTAAGTTACTTACTAAAGGTCCTCCTCTACTACCACAAGGCCAGTAATGACTCAGCATGACTGTATTACTACCTTGTGCTTCGTAACCAGTCATAGCGTGTATGTTAGCAGCAGTATCTACGCTACCATCTGCATCTTTGAATACAGTAGACCCAGTTGCTACTGTAATGAATAGATTTTCTGAAAATGTTATAGTTGTAGTAGAACTAGCAAACCCTTCACTCGCTACTTTCCCTATGAGCATACCATCTGTAAATATGTAATCACCTACTGCAAATTCTGCTCTAATATCAGTAGCAAAAGTCAAAGTGTTAGCAGTGCTACCTGTTGTAACTTGACTAATCTTAGTAGGCGGTTTAGGCGTTTTAAAGTCTAAGTTGAATGGTCCCAAACTAGCAGCATAGTTTACACCATGATAGTGTATGGTTTCAAAGTGTTCAGGCATACTATTGTATGCTGCTTTATTTACCGCTCTATCGGAGGTAGCGTTACCCCATGTTCTACTTCCATCCGAATAGAATGTGTGAGGTCTACCTAAGTTAGGGTGCCACATACAAATAAACGCATCAGGTGTATACAAAGCGTTAGTATCTCTAGTGCCACCTTCTAACTGTTCTAAGTTTTTAGTCAAGATGCTAGATTTAGAATCCTTAAATAATTCAGTAGAAGTCTTAGTAGAATATGGTAATGATAACCTAAGAATAGCGCCAACAGGAGGCATGGTTGTTTCAGTTGTTATGAATCTAGTGGGTTGATTCATAGTAGCACTAGAATGAGTATGACCTGTGCGCTTACTATATGATAACGTTTGAACTACTCCATTAGCGTCAGTGTATATCAGTTCACGATTATAATAAGGGACCTCAGGGAAAAACGAAGCGTCATCTACATCTATATGATTACCTGAACTAACTGCTGTTACTTTAGCAATTGGTGTTAAAGATAAATTCTCAAATGTTTCTGAATATATGTCAGGGCTAATAGAAGGATGACCAGCGAGAATTATCTGAGCGCCTACACATCCATGAGAAGGTCTACAAAATTCATAATAATTATCTAAACGATACAATGCTAGATGTCTGAACCCAGTAGAGGTGCTATCATCAGGTCCTACTTTATGTATCATACTCCACCACGGTATGTTCGCTGTATAACCGGGTGTAGCATCAACAAACATACCAACGCTGTATGGTAAAGTTCTACGAGTGAATGTAGGAGACTCACTACCTTGCACTCCTAGTGCATTATAAAGCAGCATCGGTGGAATATTAGTAAACTGACCCCCGTGGTCAGGGTCATGGTCTAAAATTACTTCATTAATGTAAATTTCACAACCTCTTACATCAGCAAGAGTGGCTTCAGCGAGGATGAGAGTCACTCCACCAATAGGAGAGCCACCCCTTTCAGTATCGTATTTTATACCAACAACAAGATTGACCTGTTGACCTGTAAGAACAGCAGTGTTGTTGGAAGGAGTAGAAATATCAGGCAATCCAGTTGCTGAAGAATTATTCAAATGGAAGCCAGCGATTTGATGTTTTCTCAAATTAGGCTGTATAACAATCTGATAAGCACCTACCTCAGCAGGGTCAGGGAAGTGACCATCTTGGGTATAGTTAGCACCTGCTTCAAGCACTATGGAGTGTCCTCCGGCTTTATTCATGTTACCAGCAGTTCCTTTGGATGCTAGTATACCATAGCCGTCATAACGCACTTTAGTTTCAAACATTAATGTGAATGCACCGCCGTGTATATCACTAGGTCCACTAGGAGTAGCAGTTAAACTACTTACTCTTAATTGAGAGTTAAGCGGGTGTAAGTAATCCGTGATTGCTGTTCCTAGAGTAGTGGTTGTAGCATCTGTATTATCTAATAGTTTTATCAAATCAGGATTCTGTAAAGTAGCCCTTCTCTCTATTTCATGTTTATCATAAAGTCCTTGATATGCAGGATGCGCCCAATGACCCGGTAGCATTGGCATGGTAGCGTTGACGAAATGATGGCCCATACGAGGCATCGGCATAGGTGTTAACTGAGGTTTGTTGTATCTGTCTATAATTAGAGTATTTTGGTTACCGCTCATGTATTCAGTGTGAGCCATATCAGGACTGTTACCGCTTACTTCAGCATGGTCACGAAGTCTACGTGCTGCAAAGAAGCGAGTGCTACCGGCTGGTATATAGTAAGATGGTGATATGTTGATAGTTGATGTGCCTAAATTATCCGTTATGAATTGGTCAAAGTCAATATCGCCAACTACTCCTGTGAACGTGGCTCCACTAATACCGGTGTAAGACAAAACTACACTGTCAGTAGTAGTAGCAAGACGCAAAAAGCGTCTATTGTCACTACGTTCCTTTGTAGCAAAATCAGCACTAAAGATACTTGCTGTTATAGTAGCCGATGCAGTTAATGTACCACTGGCATAGTTTGAAACGGTTAGTGATTGAGTCAGTATACCGTCATTGGTATCGTCAGTTGGATGAGAATAAGTGTTACTGTATCTTTCAGTATGAGAGTGTCCCATCTTAGTAACATGGAAGAATAAAGTACGGTCATGTAACTCATAAGAAGAAGATAGTGTTTTATCTCCTCCCACTGAGCGCCACCCTACTTTAGTGCTATCAGGCTTAACTATACCTTTGTCTTGCCAGCCGTCTTCTAGTTTAAGTGGTTGGATTCCTGTTGAAACATGCTCCCATCCTACTTCATTCATAGTAGGGGCCGTTCTAGGACCTTCTACTACATTATCAAACAAATGACCTATATGCGAATGACCGAGGTCAGGATGTAGCATACCACCATCACCCATTGTTTCATTTTGATATGCTTGTAATTTATCGAAACCACTACGCACCAATATATTTCCCGGTATAGATTCAGGGTCAGGTAATTGAATAAGTAGATTAGGAGATAAGGATGAATTTGCAGTTGCCGGTGCAAGTCCACTAGCCAATCTTTCACCACTTGGTCTAAACGCACGGATGATAACACCAAGCGGTGAGCCACCACTTAATATGTGAGTCTGCCCTGTGTCGTCAACTACTTCCATATCTTCAAACTGTAATTCTTCATTAGGTATATCCAGTATGTTTGCTAGAGTAATAGAATGCTTAGAAGCCAAATGCGGGTGTGATAACTCCTGTGCTTGTAATACTGGTAACATAGCACTATTTGTAGTCTCAAACGAGAATCTTACGTTACCATATATTTTCTCACCCATAGTAATAGCAGTTCCAGTAGCACGACTCTCTACTCCTTCCCCCACACCTCCTATCACGGCACCGCTAACACGATTGATGAAAGGTATAGCACCTAAGCCACGAGCATTAACTGCTGGCATTGAGAGACTACCCCCATCCATTCTTTTCCAAACTATATGCTCTATGTTGAAATTCTTAGCAGGTGAGCGAGCGTATAAATCATAAGCATTTACATCACCAAGCCAAAATGTATTTTTTTGTTTTGTGCCTCCGAATAGCGATGTTGGTGCTACTGAAGCGGAGGAATAAAAGTCAGCAGATATATTCCTTTCAGCACTAGCACTTGCCGAAAAGTGTGAACCTATACTTTTGTCAATGTCTAAGAATAAATCACCAGTTTTGCTTAGACAAGGTTCAGCATTTTCTAACTGCAAATCATCAGTAAGAGCGGAATGTAAATTTATAGCAGCATCAAATGGAGAGCCATCTAAAGCGTTGGAGGCGGAGTAGTCTGCAATAGTAGGTAATGTTGTCCCGTCTCTAATTAAAGCCTCAACGTTAGGACCAGCGTTAGCAGGGGCGTAGAACCTATCTTGTCCGTTTATGCGGTCATCCCACTTTGTTGTCCCACCGTAAACGAAAGACCCTGCCCTTCCTGCTAACAAGAAATCTCCCACAGTAATTTGCTCGTCACGGTCTTTCTTAGCAATAAGTGCTAACTCAGATTCATGAGATACAACTAATAAAGCACGTGAATAAATACCTTGTTTGTGTGTTAAATCTTTCAATAGATTAGATTCACTATAAAGTAAAGGAGTATTATGAAAAGCACTTGTATCAACATTTTGGAACGTATAACTACCAGTAACAGCGGAGTCCATTTGTGCTTCATCATGAGGACCATCGGGATTGTTTTGGTTAGGGAAGTTAGTAAGAAGGCTACTACCGTCATTCGGAGGGCTACTTTCAGGACTGTTTGGCATGGGCGCTATAATTGGTATGTGTCCGAAAGCGTTAGCACAGCCCATACTGTTACCATAAGGTGAGAAGCCTAACGATGGATGCCAAGCGCCCAATCCTGCTGCAAACTTATTGCTCAATCCTCTACTCAAAGTGTTGAGATAAGAATAACGCTCACCAGCCCAACCCACTACTCCTACTGGCTTAGTTCTGTCAATAGCGTCTACCAATCCACTAAAGTGAACTCTATCATATCCACTACGAACACTCTCTGAATTATTGACAGTGTGTATACCAGTCTTAGTCCACACGTATATCTTGCTAACGTTAGCAGTGTTGATAGTAGGATAAGTTAGAGTAACGCCATCTTGCTTGTTATCCCAAGTAGCAGCCGTCTCAAATCTAAGATTACCACTTATTCTGTTACGACCTATGAAGAACTTTACATGATAGTCAGAGCCGCTTTGGAAAACAATTCTAGCATAATAAGGTGCAAACGCAGGAGTGGTTTCTGCACCAATACCATTAGCGAAACTACTACTAGTGCGTAACCAACCAGTCTCAGGTATGTTTCTTGCATCGCTTTCAGTAGTACCCATGTTCAAAACTATGAAGCAATCATGTAGGTCATTGTTTGAGTTTTGGTAAGATACAATCTTAGAGTCATCTATTTCTCTCCAACCATAGCGGTCCTGCCTCATAGCATTACCCATACTAGGCATAAATGTACCACCCATAGATTTGAGTGCTCCTCCACCGGGGAAGGAATTGATTGCTGCTCCTAATACACAGGCTAATTCTTCACCATTTTGACACCTAGTAGCATCTACTGCTATGTATTCCATGTTAACATTTGATGTTGTTAAGGTTTCAGCAGCAAAAGAGCCTGAAGAACCATAGAGCACTTTAGTTGCTAAAGGTCCAGCAACACGGAATGCTGTGGGATGTAGTTCATCATTACTTGATTTCGCTACTCTAGTATTACCACTTTGAAAAGGATGAGGTGGATTGAAAGTTAGTTGATTATCTACCCAAGAGCCACCGGGGTGATAGCCTCCATCCATGTGGAAACACCACTCTGAGTTGCTCGCCATAGAACCCCCCATAAATACAGCGTGTCTCATTGGATGAGCCATTCTATAATCATCCATAGTACCACTATCAAAAGTAGCGCTTAGATTAAACACTTCACCATACATACGCCCTGATTCAGGTCTTTGCTTCAACTTGACTAAATCCGGTTTACCTTGAGGTGGCTCCCAATTCAAAGTTTGCCGCCAGTGGAAGCGATGTCTTGCTAACTGATAGGCTGATGTTTCAGGGAAATAATTTCCACTATCATTAATTATATGATTAGGCATAAAATTATCATCATTACCAGTATGAGAAGGTAACGCTGACCACCCGTTTCCAACTGTCAGTGCTCTACCGGGATGAGGCTCAAATGTGTTAACAGGAGTAGCAACTTCTTGAGTATACGGGAACGCTTGACCGGGGCCATAAATCAAGTAGGTAGTTTTGTTTTCAGTGCCAGTTATATGGTCACTGTAACGAGCAGTTGGATGAGCGAAACGTAGAACTAACGGAGAGGGAACTTGTATATGCACACCCCTAGCATAAGGCGCAGTAGTAGGATGATTGGCGTTTATTGTTTGAGAACCATTCTTCAAATCAGGACTAAGAACGTTGTCTCTATTAAAGAACGGTGAGTTAAGACTACCTCGATGCTGGTTTAACAATGCAGTGCCGGGGAAAAAGGCCATCATAGCATTACAATCCAATAAAGAAAATGACGATAGCGTTTCATTTGCGTTTTGTATTCCTGTAACACCATTAGGCCCGTTTGCATAGGGGTGTGTATATTTGTCACTGTAATCATTCTTAGTGCCATCATTAATGTCAATAGTTACACCGCTAAAGCCACCACCGAAGAATAAGGGAACTGAGTGGTCACTACTATCTCTACCGCCACGGAAGAATACCTGTGGTATTGAATATACACTACCTAGAACTCGGACACCAGCAGTAGTGAAACATCTATGGTCAGCAAAGCGTTGTGCTACCACTTCTGCCGCTGATGAACTTACTGTGCCAAAATCATCACTTTTTGTATTAGCAATAATATCTAATTTAGTTTGAGAATTTGCTCCATTTTCACTAGTAACAAACGCTGTATCTCGTCTGTAAGAGAATAATGAGTTATCACCAAATGATGCTATTTTAGTAAAAGATGTGCCTGAACTATTGTTTACACTAGTGCCTTCACTACCAGCGGGTCTTACAAAGTGCCATAGTTCATTGGCAGCAGTGTCAAGAACTATATCAGTAGCAGTAATTTCATCAATCTCAAGAGTTGGGTTGTTAACCATAGGTAAAATATGGTCACCCGAATAAGCCATGAATCTAGCACCGTTTAAGTTATCACTCCAAGTTCCAGTGTCTACTGCTTCATTACTAGAGTCTACTAATACAGGGGAAGGTGTGTTACCATTAGAACCTCGACCTTTACTGATAACTTGCACTATTGTATGTGGTATGTAACCGCATTCTGCTCTTAAACCAGCATCAATTTGTGCATCAGTTGCTGAGCGATTACTACTACCTAAAGTTCCATCATGTCCTACTTTCTCAATATCACCATGTTCTATATGCGCTGATTGTATAGCCATGTCTCTATGAATACTAGCAGAGAAAAAGTTAGAGATAGGTTCAACATCTCTTTTAGGATTGAATGCACGTATACGTATAGCATCATCCGCTACTCCCCATTCTCCTAATGTTCTACCATCAGCAGCGAAAAATTCTCTACAATCAAACGACACTCCTTCTTCTATGTTTGGATTTCTCATATTGATAGCAGCAGTAACAGCAGCGGCAAGAACCTCATCAGTCACAAGTGTAGTCCAATTAAGACAGGGTGAAATTAATGTTCTAACATAGTCAGTGTCAGAACCGTATTCACTACCAAGTTGCGTTCCAGCGATAGTAGTAGCATCAAAAGCCCCAGCAGTGGCAATTTGACTAGTGCTGAAATTAGCACCTTCTACTCCAAAGAAGAAAACACGTTTAGTGCTCCCAACAGTAGACGCTTCAGTAGAGCGATGTGTGTATGAGAATGTGTTACCAAAAGAGCCTTTAGCACTAGCATCATTAAATGGGTCAGATACTTGCACAAGCCCATTTTCTAAGGGGAATCCCATATATCCTAAAATATCATCATGAGGACAATCATTGTATGGAGCAGTTGCTATACTAACTGATATTACATTAGCACTAGCAAGATAGTAACTATTTACATCATAAGCAGCGTTAACAGAAGGAACCCCATTCCAGCGATTACCACGCCAACCTACTAGGGTAGCGTGTGTAGGGTTGGGGTCAAAACGCCCTGTTGCATCACTTAGACCGTGCATATGATGACCTATTGTAAAGCCGCCTTGTCCTACATCTCGGTCATCTATGTAAATTACAATTTCATCCTCTAACGTATCAGGAACTTGTGTTTCATCTAATATAAATTCTTCATCCATCTTACGATAAACTATACGAATACCATGTCTGTTACCTAAGTGGTCTTTAAATTCAAATCCGTATAATGGAGATTGCCCTATACTCTCATTAGAAACTTGATTAGGTGGAACATAAGCGCTGTAAGAGGTCGGTAAAACACTACCAGTCTTTGTCACAGCAATATCACCGTATTTTTTAGTAAACCTATCGTCTCCTTTTCGTCCAAATCCCCAAGTTCCAGCGTCAGGTGCAAACCCCGGCACGCCAGCAGCAACTAACCCTCCAAAGTTAATTCTCCCAACTGCCTGAGTGCCTACTCTTAACCCCTCAGTAAAATTAGTAGCATAGCCCTCTACTTCTAACGATTCAACATTGACCGTATTGTGAGATTGCCCTGAACCAGTAACCATCGAAATAGCCCTATTCACAGGGTCGGATGTTTCATCGCCACGTTGAGCAAAATCATTAGTAGATTTTATTTGTGTTCCTGATTCATCAGGCAAACTATACTGGCGTAAAGTGGTGATAGGGGCGAACGGTCTACCATGTTTGTTTAATGGCATTGGAGCAGGGTGCATGTTTTCTCCGCTAATTTCATCAGGTTGACACCAAAACGTTCTGAATCTACCACCGTGACCAATGAGGAACTCAGGTTGATATGGAACTTGACCACGAGCATTATCTAGCCATACGCAGAAGTTACGACCAGTAGCACCCGGCACAGTGCTATGGATAATCACTGAATGACCTTGATTGCCTTTAACATCTTGAACTACTCTACCAAGATGTGCTCTGAAGTAACCCATGTGGCTACCGCTATCTTGTGTATCTAATGCCTTATCCACATCCCACCAAACCGCAGGGTCATGAGCAGAACCTGTCTCCCCGTTGATACTATTAGTTCTAGCATTTTTAGCACCTGCTTGGTTGATTATTCTAACAACTTCACGAGCAGCCGCTTCCACGTTAGTAATACCATCACGTGTTGCTACTTCACCGCAGTCTATCGTTAGCCTTCTAGTAAAGTCCATATCAGTCCAATGTTTTAAGTGTTGAAGTCTATTTTCACGCATATTTGATAAGTCAAGACTACTAGAACGTATACCACGTAAGGCTAAGAAAGCAGGAATAACCCTAGTGCCATCAGGAGTATCAAAGAATGTTGAAGGGTCACGTATTGACGCTCCTGTTTTAGCCTCACGATGAGTTGCTAATTTCACTACAAAGTTATCCAAGTTAGACCTTATTTTACGACTGTATTTATGCAATTCATTAGCCCAGTAAGGTAATACAACTGCATCTTGAGTTCTAGGTAAAACGCTATCCCCCACTGCTCTTTCACTAAAAGCACCGCCTGTGTGATAGCCAGTATGCACGAAATGACCATGTCCTTTTCCAAACTGAGTTAATCTATTAGAAGCAGTAAGATTATCAGAAATTCCTGATGGTGCTAATCTAACTCTAAACTTACCGTCACTTGCTCCTGATTGAGTGACTGTTATTACATCATCATGAGCATAACCTGAACCAGCAGCGTTGATTGTAGCCGCTGTTATAACACTACCTGAGGTAGTAATATCTACTGTTAAACCGCTACCGCTGCCTGTGGTAGTGGTTGCTAATCCGCTTGCGTTTGAATAACCATTACCATTAAGCCCACTTGTGTAAAAATCAACTAATGATGTTACTACTCCCGTTGTTGATGTTTTCAAACTAGATGCTGAGTAATTATTAGCAATATCATGAGCGTAGGCGCTTTCCATAAATCTTGAGCGCATTGTGCTGCGAACATATTTATTTTGACTTGGGAAACCATTAGCAACATCAATTTGTGTCATAAAAGCATTTTGACTAGCACCATTGTATATTATGTTATGAGTAACTAAGTCAATTTGGTCACCTCCCGTAGCAAGATTATAACCACTAGTATGTCTTTGATAACCAATTTCCGCTGCTTTTGGACTACTTTGAACTTGCATTTGTAAGTCTTGGAACGCAATAAACTCACGGTCATGAGCACAGTCGTAGAGTAAAACACGGGCGTGGTCATCTCCCTTTAGTGTAGGGTCGAGATAAGCGACCACTGGTGGTTGAATATTATTGATGTTTTGAAACAATTCATTGTAATTTAACTCAATCGTCTTATTGACATGCTGTATGTAATTTTCAGCAGTCTCTCTACAAGTGTTACCAATTAAGAAATTTTCAAGTGGTATACTATCACGAGCCTCAGTTGCTAAAACTCCTTCACCACCGTTAAACTCACTCCACACTAGAGCCTCGTTTAACACACCACGGCTTTTAGCGAACATACCCTCTACCGCATGAGGATTGTTGTAAGTCATGTTAGCCCATACTGTATCTCCGTTACGCAAACCACCGGGTGCATATGGGAACATCCAAGTTCTATTCAAAATAGCATCATCATCATTCTTTGCTACATCATGACACCCGACTCTAAGATAGACCTTCTTAGCGACATTACCTAAAGCACTATTTACTAGAGTAGCAACTGCGCTAGTCATAGTTCCATCTAAAGTTAACACTGTATCAGACGAAGGTGTGCTTTGTGCGTGTCCTTCAGCAATAGCAGTAACTCTACCGAGGAAATACACAGCATCTATCGTGGAACCTGATATTGTTTCTATTTCAGCATAAACATAATCATCTTTCTGAACATTAAGGCTATTAATATCTGCTTGTAATAAACGCTCACTAGTCGTGTTTGTAACAGTCAAGGCAGTGGTTGTGACAGTAGGTGACGCTTTGATAGTCCACGGATGGCGAGCGGTAGGAGGTCTGAAAGTATCACTAATGTTTAGCGTCTCGATTAAGCCTATATCGTCTTTATCGTAATCGAAACCTAATGAAAAACATCTTTTAACTAACACAGCCTCTTGGTCTAATATGAAATTAGCGTGAGTAGGGTCAAGGTAATTAGGTAAAGCACCAGCATTAAAAATATCTTCAACTATAATTGAGTTTCTAAAATCATCAGGAGTAGTAGGTGTTCCAGTTAGGTGAGGGTATGTAGCAGCGGCATCGCCCCAATAAATAAATCTCCTAATATCACCGTTAGCAGATTTAACTTCTAATAAGTAATGATAGTCGCCAGTTTCGTAAACAATATTACCATTAGTATCTATGTTAGGTTGTATATTAGGAAATTGCTCGATGTCTTCTTCTGAGAAAATTAATACTGCTACCCCAGTAAAGACAGTTCCATCCATAATTGGCTCTACGCCTGTGACTTGTGCTCGTGCTCTACCTGATTGTATACGTGGAGCATGAGGATTAGTATTAGGTCCCGCTTTAAATTCAACAGCACTTACATATTGACGTAGACCGTAGTCTACATTACCACCTTGAGTTTTGACACTAGCAGCATCATGGTAGTATTCACTCCTCCGCTCTATTGATGAGGATGGATTTAAAAAACTACCAACTAACGGGACTAAACTTTCACTTTGATAACCTCCTCCTACTAACAACTGCATACCTGCTGTATGTGTTTCTAAGAACTTTTCAGAATGTGCATAAGTAGCATCTTCAAACTGTATAAAGCCATCAGTAGAAGGGTCATTATTGTAAATAATCCACTCACCATTTGGCAAGAATGCTCTTTGATGTCGCTGCACTTTATCCACATAGAAATAGGACTTGCCTGAACTACCTATATCAGCAGCAGGGAAAATATCAGGATTGCTAACAAAGAGTTTGTAATTACCTCCACTTGCGATTGCCTCTCCTTGAATACTTGCACTACGAGTATGATTATTTTGTGATAAAGCATAAGCATAAGCGGAATGAGCGCTACGGTCACTGGGTGAAACTTCTTGATAGCGTCTTCCTACTGGTGAAGGATTCCAAGTATGAGCCGTCATTGTAGGGTCTAAGTGTAATTTTAAAGAATTGTCAGGACCGGGTAATATACCGTTAGTTTTATCTTTGAAAAATTGGTCACTAAATAGAGGTATTTCTACTAAAGCACGTGTGCTTGCGAACTGAGTGCCTAACTGATAATCGTGAGTTACAGAATCCATTGACTGAAACATTCTATCGTTAACAGTAGAACCATCAGCGGTGGAATTTTCTGCAAAGAAATTACCATCACCTAATATTATTTCACCAATTGAAGCAGTAACTGAGTTACCACTAGTAACAGCACCTGCTGTTGAACTGAGTCCTGTTCTTGAAACCCATTGATAAAAATTAGCAATAGCACTACCATCGCTTAATGTAAATCTACCAGTAAGACCATCGGTAGCAACTTCATCTTCAAAGAAAAATGCTATTCCGTTTTTACTACTATATTCAGCACTAGCACCGTTTTTTAAGAATAAACGACCCTTCTTTGGAAATGGGTAAGTTCCCCACGATTTCAAATCTTCGGAGTTGTTGTTTAGAGCACGCACTTCGATAAATTGAATACGGTCAGCAGCAGTAGTATCACGGTCTGTGCGAACAGATAAGGCATGACATGAGAAGCCAAATCTTGTGTTATAAGGCAACCTCGATAACGTGCTTGGGTCAAAAGATGGATTTGTATCATATCCTCCTTGACCAACCCCTCCTAAACTAACAGTCACCACTGGTGCATTGGGGTCTATCTCCTTAACTACGTGTGAGTCAGGGCTTCCTGAACCTATTTCATCAACGTTCCTATCTATGATTGCCGAGTTTATACCTACGCATCTTACTTTAGTATAACGACCACCATCATCTTCATTTTCTTCTTCACTAACGCTACGTAATTTTGCTCTAGTCATTAAATACATTATAGTAGCAAAATGAGAATCATTTGCGTTATCCGTTACTGTTTTTACGTGTCTTAATTGAGCAGTTCTATTGCGGTCAGAAGGCTGCACGTAAATGCGTTGCTGAATACCCGGTGTAGTTACAGCATGGTTGTCTATAATATCAAACATCTCATGAACCGGACCACTAGATGCTGCTATCCCTATGTCAAATTCACCAGCAGCGCCTGAACTGATTGATGCAGATGCTCTTGGTGATGTGCCAAATTTATCTGCATTATTAGCCTCTATAATCAAGTGATGAAAAACAGACTCATGATTATCTTTGGTAGTGTGTGACGCTGCTATGTTTTGCGGGGGCCTTCTAGGTTCAGTAGTCATGGTTGTATAGTTTTGAGGAGTGTATCTTTCATCTAATTCTGAGTCACTTTCAAAGCCTTCACTATTGTCTCCAATTAATGAATGGGTGAATGATGCCTCTGCTAAATTTCCCTCAACAGGGGTAGAAATTTCAACTATACCACCGGGAGAATGTAATGTTTTTCCACTAGCCAAAGATGCTTCAATAGCATCTATGACATAAGTAGAACCTGTGAGTAAATGATTAGAAGCCGGAACTGTTTTTTCAACCATTAACATTGGTGCGGTTTTACCCATACTAACACCAGTAAAATCAATTGCATTATAATGAATTTCTATGTAAGATGCTAAGTTATATGATGACAAGTCAACTTCCAAAATAGCAACTCTGCTAGTTTTTGAGGGTCTAAGGTGATGTTTACGTATGTTATCATCTACATCGTCTATACTTTTTGGCGCAGGTCCTTTCAAAACAAATGGCATTGGATTAAATCCAGCACCCCCGATTGCTATGAGTTTCCTAGAGGGGTCGGCTAAGCCGTTATCCACTGAATCTGAAACTGTGCTAGATGAAATTGTTGAAACTATTCTACTTTGAGCGATGTCTCTATAATAGTCCACCTTACTGTTAATTGGGAATTGTTTCTCTATTCCTTTTGCTGAACCATCAAAATATAATTCCACAATATCAGCATTACCGAATTGCTGGTCTAGCACTTCCTCATTTGCCCTTGGCATATTTCTAAGATAATGATGGCCCTGAACATGATTAAGAGTATGTCTACCTGAATGTCCTATTTGAAATGACTCATCGAGAGTTGTAGGCCATGTAACAGCAAACGGATTATTGCTGTCATTTGCTGTTGTAGACATACGACTAGAGAACATTATACCATGTTGCTCAAGTTCACCCTCATCGAGCACCATTTGACCAGTCCGGTCAATTAATTGTGATGCTAAATGAGGTGGCTGATATGGTTTACCTGACCCATTATCTAATAAAAGGTCAGCACTAATCACTACAAAATAATCATCACCTGTTGCACTACTACGTGAATGTAATACTGGTCTAAGACCGTCTCCATTAGTAGAGCCGTCAAAATCTAAGTGAATACTGCTAACAAGCATGGCTCCTGTGCTCACGTTGATATTATGCAAGCGCACACGCTCAGGTGGTGATTGATTCGGCTTCTGTGTATCACGATTTATAGAGCCGGGGTTGATTAAAAGATTAAAGGGAACATGAGGTATAGCACGGATGTTTTTTGTGCCGGGTGTTGTTTTGTAATCTACTACACTGTAATTACCTGATGAGTAAGGAGACTGTGTGAAATCTATGGTTCCACTTGTTACACTCTTACCTGTTAATTTAGATGCTAATAAAGCAGCATCGCTAGTGCTGATTGTTATTGCTGAAAGATTACTAGCAGAAGATATGGAAGAAATATCAAAGAGGCCCTCTATTGGTTCAATGGGTTCCTCAAACCTAAATAACGCTAGAGTGCTTTGGTTTGCTAACGCAGCGTTACGAGTTATCATTTCATTTGAGTATGCTGAACTTATATGAACACCCTCAATAACTCCACGAAACTCACCACCTCTACCGCCTATGTAAACATGGTCGTCTGATTCAGATAGAAGGCATCTACCCACTACTTCTTCAGCCATCAGTTCTCCATTAATATGGAGAGTTACTCTACCTTTGTTAACACTAGCAACAACGTGGATTAAGGGTCTATGGTTAATGTTTAAATTTGTAGCATCATCTTTTGAGCCTACAAAACGATTGAAAGAATCTTCAAAACCATTGTTAGTTATGCTAGGGTATACTGTGCCATCATAACCATTTGAAATCTCTGTGGCTGTGGAAATTATAACTTTTCTAAATCCGATGTCAGTTTGTAAATTAACCTCAAAAGATGCAGGGCCGGGAGTGTCTATATTACCTATTTTTAAACAAAACTGAGACGATTTTTGTAGTATCACACCACCACAGTCAGGAGTAACCCATGCTTCAATTGCTATCTCCTGTCCCAATGCGTCACTAATCACACTGTTAACTCTAGCACCTTGAGAAGATTCGCTTATTATATCAGAGGCGCTCCTTTCATCAGCAGAATTGTCTCTACCTAACTTACTAAACACACCTTGAGGAATAATAACTCCATCACTCACTCCATCAAAGAAAAGAGCGTTATTGGATTTTAACATTATTGGCATTTAATCACCTCAACCTAAGAAGTCTATTGGAACGAATACCATTTGATAGGTGTAATGTTCCTCAGCGGCACTGTAAGCAACATCAAACTTTTGCACTGCTCCTTTAATTCCAGTTGTTTTGTCAAACTCATCGAATTTTATACCAGCAGCGTTATCATTAGTATGCGACATTTTACTATCAATTCCGACCATCCCGGTAGGAATTAAGAAATTTCTAGCGGCATACTTTTTACCATCAGGCGCTGTAATCATTGAATTATATGGAATTTGAATACCTATTGGATAGTCACCAAATAATGCACCAATTGTATCATCGTCTGCAAATAAACCACCCAATGAAGCACCACCAGTTGCTAAGGCTGCTACTGTGTTAGAGATAGCCCCAACTGCTCCTCTTGCTATACTAGACATAAAACCACCCCTACCTGTGTTATGAAGTATACCATACAAATCCTGCACTTTGTCACCGGCTGACTTACCACCAGTGTTAGAAGCGTTTCTACCTCCTCTAAACAATTCATGATATGGTTCAAAGTTAGAGTCATTAAGAAATCTTACAGAACCTTCTCTAGTTAAAGAGCCGGCACTGCTTTGCGAAATTGTTAGTCTAGCATCACCAGCAGCAGTTGTGTGTGAGGCACTAATAGAAGTTGTAAAAGGAGTGCCACTTAGAGTCGCTATGGCTGCTGCTACGGCAGTAGCCAATTGTGATGGAGTAATGAAAGTGCCAGTGCTAGTATCTTTGACACGAACACTTGTCCCACTTACATGGCCTACTGAACCGGAGGTAGAGAAGAATAATATGGAATGCGTAGCACCCGCAGGTGTTTTTAAATTTAGTCGCTGCGTTCCCTCCGCTAGTTTAGCAAAAAGTGAATTATCCACAGTAGGAAAAGTGCCTACTCCTTTAGCATCATCCTGACTAAAACCAAAGTCTATGACTGCTGATGCACTTTTAGCAGATATTCCTCTCCTACTTAAATCATCATCAGTAAAAATACCGTCTATGATAATGGTTGATACAGAACGATTCATATCTATTCCTAAACGTTGACCTGAAAAGTAAGGTAAACTCATACCGCCTACCTTTCTTTCTACGGATAACGCTATACTAAGGGCTTGTAGTTCCATGCCATCTTCATAACCAGCCTCAGACATAGCATCGGGGTCCTCAAAATGTAATCTAATAGGGGAGCCATATCCGTCACCCATGTTCACATCCTCCCTCTCATAGTGGTGCCACCTAGAGCACGTGCAACTTCTTGCTGAATCATGTTACCCATAGAGCGAGCGAGTTCACGTTTATCTGTTCGGTCTGTAATACCACTTGGGTTGATAGTAATGTTGAAATTATTATTTCCTCCTCCACCACCTTTCATTTCGACAGGAATTGAACGGTTACCTGATAGAGGAACTACTGCTTCAGTGCCGTGTAATACAGCAGGGTAACCACTCATAGGTCCACTAACAATTCCACCCTCAGCGAGTTGCGGAATCTTACCTACCCCTGTCAAACTTCTAAGACTCTCACCAATAAGCGGTAATTTATAACCTGTTACATCGTTAATACTATCAATAATGTAATCATTTATCGCATCTTTAATTGGCACTACAACAGCGTCAAACATCGCAGCAAGACCATCAAAGACTTTAGTTAAGTTATCTAGTGAGAAGAATTTACTTAAAGAATCAGGAATAATGTCATCCCAACTCCAATCAGGTAATAGGTCCTTCCAAGTGAAATCAAAGACACCCATTACTAAGTCCCATCCCGTCATCATGAGTCCTACTAGACCATCCCATGCCGCACCAAGAAGGTCTATTCCGACTAAAAATGGTAATAAAAATAAATCAACAAGAGGCACTATACCGTCATTCCATACACTCATCATAGCGTCTATCAAACCCTTCCAATCTCCAGTGATGAGAGAAATAGCAGCACTAAATAACCCTGAAAATATTTCAAAAATAGGCATTATGATACTATTCCATAAAAATTTCATAGTTGCGACTAATCCCTCCCATGCTAATTTAGCGCCCTCTACTAGTAAGTTAAACGCTGCTACTACACCATCAATAGCGCCTCCAGCCACAGTGCTAAAAGCATTCCATATCATCATTATTACTGGTTCTACATAGGCCCAAAACTCATCAAAAATGGGCTGTATATTGTCATTCCAAAAATCCTTTATCGCTTGAAATTTTTCTTTTAGAAAGTCTATCGCTGCACCAAAGGCACCCGTTATGGCGCTACCTACACTACTAAGTAATCCACCTAAACTGGTAAAAATGCCACTAAGCGAACCAGCAGATGTTGTTAAACCGCTTAAAGCGGTAGTTAAACCTGCTAGTGCTACCATCAAAAGTCCTCCATTTCAAGCCAATCATAGTTAAGCGAGACAGTCTCTCGACCTCCGCTTTTTGTCTCTTGTTGCTGACGCTTCATTTTCTTTTCCTGCTGACTCCTACCAGCGAGCGCCCATGAAAGAGATTGTTGGAACGTCGCTGGAGTCATTTCATGCACCTCTTTTAGTGATATACTGTAATGTGTTGCTACTACGTAAGCCCATAATTCTAATTGCATTTCTATGTCTTCAGGCGTGGCGACTGACTTACGAGTGAGAAAACTCTCAATCTCTAAGCGTCGCCTTTCGTAAAATCCCCCTGCAACATCTTACCTACTGTCTCAGGGCTAGGTAAAACAGCGGCTATACGCTGACCAATATGACCTTTCAAATCTAGTAATTCGGAAGTAGATAGTTCAGGCTCAGTGCGAATTATCCAGTTACTGAAAGCGTATTTCCAATATGCTTCTAGGTCGAGAGACATTTCACCATTTTTACCAATAACAAGTAATTCTTGAGCAGATTTCTGAACATCAAAAAATGAAATATCCCTAGCGTAAACAACCATGACTGTGTCATCATCTACGGGTATTTCGTGTCTTTGTTCATTCTGCTGTCTCAGTAGTATTTCCTTGTTCGGTAGTTTCGGCATTTGTCTCACCATTGGTCACAGCCGCTTCTTCAGCGGGGGTGTCCGACTCAACTTCAGCAGCCGCTTCTTCAGCGGGGGCTTCGGTCCCAGTCGTGGACTCGGATATACCCTCATCGTTACGCTTCAAACGTAGACTCAATTGGGCCTTAGTGCCGGAGACTGCTAAGCCTCGGCTTTTACACTCCTCTCGGAGTTCAATGAGTGTCATGGCATCGTAAGATAGGTCTGATGGAAAATCCTCTGTATTGGGTATATCTTCAACAGATTCAACTTCTACCGCTTCTTCAACAACTTCTTCAACAACTTCTTCAACAGGCGCAGGTATTAGAGCGTCTATCGCTATCTGAATACTCTTTCGTAGGCGGTGTTGCGCTGCTAATGCACTGACTTCAGGCTTTACTCCTAAAGTGTTACCATACCAAATGGCAAAATCTTCATTGGATAATCTGCGGTATTTGTAAACACATTCAGCGGGCGTTGGCATACTTAGTCACCTCAACAATGGAATAGCGTGTCTCTTGAAATCACACGGATGGCTTTAGGCATAATCTTCAAAGGAGCACGGATAGGGCCTTTGTCTTCAGGAACAGGAAGTGGTGCTTCTATGATAACATAGTCATCAAGTAGAATATCAATACGCTCACGTGTAGCACCAGTACCTGCTTTTGTGAATGATAGTCTAATCATGTTAGCAGTAGAAGCCTCATGGTCTACGCTTCTTCTCATCTTGTGATAAAATACTGGGTCATCAACTATGATTTCCATATCCATATTATACTCAGTCTTACCTTCAACAGCAACAGATGCGTTGCGAGCACCTGCAAAAGGCACTTGGTCAGTCTCAGCATCAGTAACTGGAGCACCGTTAATTGTGTAGAATTGTTGCACTCCAGTTGAACCGTTGAGTGTGAATGATACTACTTGCCCGATTCTTACTCCAGCCACGTCAATTGTACCATTGTAGAACATGTATGGCTTTTGTGTACCTTTAGCAATACCACTTTCTTTACGCTTAGCGTCTGTGTTTGCAGTATCTTCAAACATACGATGAGCGTTATAACGGTCACCTTTGGATGATTCAAGGCGACCTGTATCAGTGTAGCATAGAGCAGAGTCAAAGTTTACTGTAAGTCTTAATGCGGCATCAGTATCAGCAGTCAGGCTGAAGTCTTTTACCTTACATCCACGGAATACACGTGTGAGTTGCTTTGTGTCCGTAGCACCACCGTCAGTTACATCATCTACGGAACCGTCACTGTCACGGCGACGAATGCTAACTTCCATGGCAAAAGATGGTATGCTACTACGAGAATATAGAAGACGTGTTACTGGGTTAATAAGACGGCCATTAGTGCCTCTATCAGGACTACCATGTCTAGTAAAATTGTATAGTGGTTGGTCATCTACAAGAGCGACCTCAATACCTCCACCGAATGTAATTCCAGTGGCACTCCCAATAGCCGTAATTACACCAATAACTACTTTTTCAGAAGTGTAAACTGTATCTCCAACTGCAAAATGCTCTCTAGCATCCACTCCATCTACAACAATCGCTTGAGTGCCAGTGGTAGCCGCATAACCACTACCGTTGTTAATCAGAACTCCAGTAGAACTAGTAAATTCATTAAACCGAGCAAAGCGAATATCAGTGTCATCATTATGTGGGAAAAGTAGTGCATCATCTAAGAATATTTTAGTCGCTGTGATTGCTACAATACGACGGATTTCACTGCTTTCAGTTTGGTCAAAATATGTGGTTTCAGGGTTAGATACGTTACCAAACTTGTTACCACTATCAGGTGAATCATATGTAATTACATCAGCAGCAGTGGTGTCTTTAATGATAACATAATCACCCGCTGCAACAGCGCTACTACCAGCGGCAAAAGTAGGTGTGCCTGTGCCATCATAAGTAATAGTAGATGCACCAACTTTAGTAGCACCGTTTAATTTGTAATCATTATTGTCACACAAAGTATCGTATGTTGTTCCAACATCAATTGCTTCCATACCAAGACAGTAATACAACCAGCGAGGATTGTGCATGTTTACTTCAAAAGAACCCCCTTCATTGACAAATCTACCGGGAACCTGCACTGCTACGTCACGACCAAGCCCAACTACATGATAGCGCTTCAAGTCCACCTTTGTCTCAGGGAGTGTGACAGTGGCCGCAAGGCCAAGGAATTGGTCAGTAAGCACCGACTCACTAGATGAGTCAGCAGTGTCGTTATAACCCATACTTACATCAACGGATGGTAGAGTAAAAGCGTAAAAATGAAGAGCATCGTTTGCACCACTAACGGTTGATTGAGATGCTGCGAGTTTAGGTGTAACAACAAAGTCAGTTTCAACAGCACTCCCACCACTCCCAGTGTGATGTTGCACCACAGTGAAAATCTTACCAGTTGAAGTAGCGTCGTCTAATGAGTAGTTACTTCCTCCTATAATGGCTAACTTTGCACCAACCAGCATACCACGTGGTAATTGAAGCACTCCGCCCTCAACAGGAGTGTTAGAAGCACCACCAGTCAAACGTATGGTGCTGGTCCCAGCATCAGTATCGTGGGCTTGAACTGTGAATGTAAAAGAATTACTAGCATCATAGTGATGTGCTAGTTGTAATGATGTTTCGTGACCGAATGAAATTTCGGTTAAATCTCCCTTATACACTGTTGACGGCATCCGGCTCACCTCATGGCACTAACTCCGCAAAGATAACAACTTCGATTTGGAAGGTCTTGCGAAATAAATGTTTTGTGCGGTCTGACAAGTCCGTACGGGTCTTAAAAACAAGGCGGTCAAAGGACGTGCCATCTCCCTTGCGCTTTGTGTGAATGAGGCGACGTATCTCGTTTTCCATCGCTTGCATGTGCTTACGAGACTTTGTAGTTCTCATATCAACAGTGATGTTTACACGTGTTGTCACGAAATCATAGAGGATTTCAGGCGCTTCTTCATTGTGAGCCGTCTCGTAGCACAGAACATAGTCGGACTTCTTCATGTCTATACGCTTACCACGCTCAGGGCCGACAGTAGCGATGTCAGCAATAATGGGTCTTATGTTTGATGTATTAGCACGATTCCAATCACCAAGAACTTCTAAGATTACATCTAAGGATTCAGTCCATGTTGCTACCATCACTCCACCTCCCTTTCGTATGCCTTTATGTCAGGAACTAGAGCACCACCTTTGAACTCCAATTTGTAGGTTTTCAAAGCAGGGGATTCTCTAAGCATCCTCTTGTCTACCCTATCCAATGCTGCTTTAAGTACGCTTTGGTTTGGAGGCTTACCTCGCTGCTCATAATCACCTGCTTCGTTACGATTGATTCCCTCAAGACTCAACTCTTGTTGCTCAATTACTGCACGAAAACCCTCAGGTGTTTTGGTGACTACCTGAAAAAGTTCTTCTTGATACTCAGGTTTCATCATCTCAGGAGTGAGTTGAGCCTCCATTAACTCGTCAAACTCCCTATTCTTAGCCATAATCATCACTCAAACAAGACAATCTCCTGATAACGTGGTAAAATTTTATCAATTTCAGATTGTAATAACTGCACTTTAGCAGTCAAATCTATATTACTGGTCCCTTCAGGAAGTAGCACACTACGGTCATCTGACATCAACAGGTCAATAACTACCATCTTCGTAGCGATTTCTTCTATTGCTTTCTCAAGATAGCGCTCACCGTAAATGTAAGACACTTTGATTGCATTCCATTCAAAGAATGGATAAGAGTTGTTGAAATAAATGATACCTGTTTCATAGTCCATCCACCAGTCACGTAGACGAGCGTTGTCTCCACTAGCGCTGCCACCCTGTAAATCAACCAATAATGTATTTTGAGTTATATCTCCACTTATGTCTGATATGGGACTACCTATCACACTGACACAACCTGTAAATGCGGTATCGGTTTTACCAGTATATCTGAATACAGTATCGCCTTTTACACAAACACCAGCGGGAGCAAAACCAGCAGTAGAGTTTACAGTGATAGTGGTAGACACTACACCGCTAACAGTTGCTGTGTTTGCCTTCGTTTGGGAAATAGATATACTACTATCTGTTGATACCACACTACAAGTTTCACCGGCTTTTACTGGCCTCCTACTGGTAACCTTAACTATGCCTGTGCCATAGTCTGAATTGGCAGTAGCAAAAAACTCATTGTCTATGTTTATGTTACTCGTGCTACCTTCTAAAGTGTAGGCTGGACTAAACTCGACTGCTGACTTACTTACTCTATCCTCTTTGTTAACTAAATCAGCGAAGTTTTGAGCAGTAGTAGCAAGGTCGAAATCAGCACGCCATTGATTTGTAGCAGTTCCAGCAGTTAGGACAGCAGCACTACCGTTACCCGGACTAAATACAATTGACCCGCTTATGCCTCTAACATCATCAGGCATCGTAATACGGGCTTCAGCAGCACCTATCTCACGATAATCGTCACCTTGCCATAGTTCCAATCTTAGAATCTGCTGAACGTTACGGAATAGAAGTGGAGCGGTGCCGACGTAATCTGTATAATACCTGCGACGATAAGGCTTGTATGTATCAAAATTGATATACTCAGCAGATACTAAGTATGGCCTCCAAGCATTATGAGTAATATTGTCAATTTTATCTTGCACTTCACGAATACGATTTTCTACAATCGCCTTTGTCATACCACGTTGCCTTCCAACTTTAGCGTTGGTAAAAGATGCTAGATTTTGCATGTATGTATTATCAGCAGCCTCAAAGTCACCATGTGTAAATGAACCTGTAAATTCTAATTTAACTCCACTACTACCACCATTAGTAATAGCAGTTATCGTCTTTTCAACACCTAGTGGATTTGCGTCACTGTAAATAAGAATAGTATCTCCTACTTCAGTGCCGCATCTTCGATAATCTTCTCCTGTGATAAACACTCCATCTGATACAGAGTCTGCTGATGTGACCACTGGCTCTTGCGGTCCAATACCTAAGTAGTCTGCTACCTTTTGAGGAGTAGTGTAAACAATTGCGGTAGGGTCAAGAGGTCTTGTCTCACCTTCACCGGGACTGTATATAGTAGGCATTACTGTCCCCCCGTAGGGTGGTTTGCATAATGGTCTTGCATAGTGTAATCATTTTGAGGGTCTAACGCACTAAAATAACTAGCACGAGCGTTTGAGTCTTTAGGAGCATAGAATTGGGCACCGGGTTGATTTTTGAAACCCAGCCCCGCTCCATGTATTCCCATTTCCCGTAATGCTTCTTGCTGTGCGTGGAACTCGGCTTCCCTACTAATTGAGTCAGCCGCTTGCATACCTATATCTTCAGCATCTTTTCCAGCAAACGACAATTGCTTGGCCCTTCTCGGAAGCCGTTTTGCTGCATCAAACGATTTCAAAACACTCCACGCTTTGTCAAAAGCCCTCATTCTCTTGCCTCCTCACTCCTAGTTGCTAGATTGTATTCCATTGGTTTACCACAAGAGCCGCATGTCTCACGCCATAAGAAGTGAAGCATTCCACAATGCTTGCAGCGTGTCCCTGAGCCTATGTTAAGTATATCAGCAGCCTCACTATTGCGATTACGCTGCTCTTTAGTGATACCCTTCAAAGGATTCTCAGGGTCAACAAAAGCAGATTGGTCTATGCTTACGTCTGCACGTAGATTCTGCTTTTGAAAACGACTGATGTCTTCAAGGTCAATGGTGGAAATGTCTAAACCCATTCATAATCACCACTCTCAACTGGTTGTCACGATGATATAGACATTTCCAAGCACATAATGGGGGTCACATGACACGCATGTGTTACCACCTATGGCATCGCTAATTGCAGTTTCAATAGCGGCTCTTTCAGTAGCGTTAGCAAATTCAGTGGGCGGGAAAGGCCCTAGAATTGATACTGACTTAGCCATTTAGGTCACCTCAAGAGCGACGACCAAAGACTAGAAAAGAACCTGCTGCTGTGGTCTGACCTGTTAACGGTGGCTCTATTGAAATAGAGGTGCCAGTGAAAGTAGCGACATCTGTTGCTGCACCATCAACTGCTGCATATGAAGTTCCACCCGCAATATCTACATCTTGATGTTTAAAGATTTGCGCTACATCAAAGTTTACAATTATAGCATCTATTTCAGCCAATATATCGCCTAGTTCTATGCTTGTATCACCTGCGCCAAAGGTTCCTGTTATTATCATTCTGTCACCGAAATATGTCGGTCTTGGGTCTATTGTTACTGCCATTATTATTCATCTCCTTCTTGAGTTTCTTCTTGAGATTCTGCTATAAGTTCCTCTGTTTCTGCGACTCCATCAGGACTCATAACAGTAGCGACTAACTCAAGTAATTGAGTCTTAGTAGCATAACCTCTTGGTTTAATATCATATGCTGCAAGCCATTTGCTGATGTCTTTGCGGCTCCAACCTTCATCAGGTATACCGTCTCCGCCTTTGTCAACACTTCGCTCTTTAGCGCTTTCAGGGGTCCAGCCTTCGATTCTGAAGTCTTCCTCACCTAGTCTAACACCATAGTGGTCAAGCCACGCTGAAGTTACTTCAACGGGCCTGTTTTGATGCCAGTCTGCCATTTTAGCATCAGTTGCTCTCCTTACATGAGAGCGTCCAATGTATGTTACTATTGGCACGTTAAGCACCTCAAGAGTAAAACACTAGAACTTGACCGCTGGTAACTGAGCCTGTTGCTTCCAAAGTAATGACTTTACCACTGAATGAAAGTCCAGCGGTCTGACCGTTGTTTGCTGTGAAGGTAGTCATGAATACACCTGTAATTGCATCAATTCCTCCGCTTAGAGTTACTGTGTTAGAGTCAGCAATATTTGCTAGAGTTAGAATCGCCATCTTTGGGGCTGGGTCATATCCATTCGCTGCATCTGTTTGTAGCGCATTGAATGCGTCTATGTTACCGGGGTATGTTCCACCACGAGCCAAGTATTCAGTTGTGTCCTGTGACCCTGCTCTTAGTTCCCATGCTCCAGTGACTGCTGCTGTTAGAGAGCCGCCCGCTGCTGTTGCTATTAATTCTGTTGCCATATTTTTTCATCTCCTAATTTTATTATCTCCAAAAGACCTCACTTTAGGTCACGAATACTCCCTTGTGCTCGGAAGAAGGTAGTCCATACCTCTCCCATTGTTCGGAATAGTCCTTCCTGACCTAGTCTGTTGATTGCGAATGGGTCGCCAGTTTCGATTCCCGACTCAAAGTATTGAGTTGGTATAGCAGTAGAGAAGTATAGGTAGTCAGTGTCTAGGAAATACATCCTGCTCAGACCATCTTTTTCTACGTCTTTGGAAGGAATGATTGGAACACCGTTGTAGGTTGCTACAATGAAACCTGCTTCAATACCCGGAACACCCTTAACACCGTTGTAGGTAGGTGTAACTCTCTTTTCTTCCATGAATCTTTGCTGAGCCTGAAGCAATTGCTGAAGTCTCATTAGAGTGTCATATCCAGTTAGGATAACCTTAGGGTTACCACCAAGTTCCCACATTCGCTGGAACACATCATCTAGTTGGTCTAGTGACATAGTGCGTCGGCTACCGGATGCTCTATCAGCACCACAGTTTACGACAGCGTTAGACCAAGAGTTTGCACTTCGGTCAATGCTGTATATGTCAAGGTCAGTTGCTCCACAGTGGTCTGTTCCTGCTGAAGCACCAGTCTCCATAGAAGTTAGTCCACCGGATGCTCCACCGTCATTTCCGGTGACTCTATCTAATGATTCAAAGTTGTTACCTGCAACAGTCTCAGAATCTGTTAGAAGCATCTTGTTAACCATTTCAGCGTGGTGCTTACCCATTTCTTCTTTGAGAACTGAGCGCATGTCGCCTAGTCCGTCATCCTTGTCGGCAAGGAATACAGCAACTTCGCTTACATCGAATGAGTGAGCGATGGTCTTAGGCTTTGCAGCAACGTGCTGGAATACAGGCTTAACAGTTTCAGGTAGTGTGCCGTTCTCTGCGATTCCACCGTGAACTACACCGCTGTTAGGCTTCTCAGTGATAACTCTCCATCCACTGCGGTCCCAAGGGCGCTTTGGAAGTATTGAGAATGCGTTAAACTCTTGGTTCAACTGTGACCATACTTTGCGTCCGTAGATTGCTTGGTATGTTCCTGCTGTGGTAGACAACATAGGGCTGTCTGCTTTCAATAACTCACTACCGGAGTAAGAGTAACCCATAGAGTTTCCTGCTCCATAGTAATACCTCTCCATGTCAGTGACGGTTCTTACGTAATTTCGTGCCATTTTTTTCATCTCCTTTTATTTCTTTAGTTTTGAGTTTCACTCGTCTCGGAATAATCCTCCAGCGAGTTGGTGAACTTCTTCCCAAGTCATGTTTCCGAGGTCAGCCGTAGAAGGAACCTCTATTGCAGGGGAAGCGGATTTTGCTATTGTTGTGGATTCTGTTGAACCAATGTTGTCAATTCTATCATTAAGTGCATCTAAAGCCTTCATTACTTCATCAATTGGGCCACGAGCATCAAACGCTTGTGCTTGTGCTTTTGAGATTTCTTCACTTCTCTCTTGAGCATAGCGAGATTCAAAGTTGATTTCCATGCCTTTGCGAAGTTCTTCTTCTTGCTTTGCTGCCTTGAAGACTTCGTATGCGTATTCTAGTGATGCTGGGTCCACAGATGTGATAAAGTCACCTTTGTTGACTTCGCTACCACCGCTGCCTAGTCCAGCACGCTGGATAGCGTTAGTAGATGGTGAACCACCTTCTTGTGCACGGCCTTTTACTTGACCTGCGAAGTAGTCTGCACCGTCTCCAATAGATTCAGGTGTGGAACCAAGGTTTGCCTTGCTGATACCATCAAAGTGCTGTCTTGCACCATCTGTATCTACACCAGCGGATTTGAGAGTATTCTCCATCCAGTCTAGGTATTCAGCAGAGATAACGTCAGAATACTCGGATTTTTTCTTGTCGTCTTCATCCTTGTCTTTCTCCATGTTATACATGGCTTCTTTGTCATCATCTTTCATTTTATCCATGCCTTTATCCATTTTTTCCTCATCCTTGTCATCCTTTTTCTTGTCTTTCATGTGCTCTTTGAGTCCGGGTGGCATTTCACCTTTCTCCATAGAGTCCAATCTTCCCTCTAGGCGTTCAAGAACGCTATTCATTTGCTCCATTACATCGTCGCTCATTTTTTTCATCTCCAAATTTTTGTCTTCTTTTAGGATTTTGAATGTTGCTTCGGGGTTTATTCCTTTTTCGCAGATAGTGATTTCGTGAAGTTCTAGTTTACTAATTTCTTGATAATTGCCGTGACTATTATCATGTTTTCGGACTCGCTTGAATGCTTGTCCCCCGATGCTGAATCCCGCTAAGTTCCCTTTTCTGACTTCTGCTGCCACTTCTCGTGCCTTTTCGATGTCATTCCTAAGTTGAACTACGACGAACATTCCTGCATCGTCAACTTCGCTTTTCCATAACCTCCCTTCACTATCTGTGTATTGTGGAATGACTTCTCCTACCTGAATGTTAGAGTGCGCTAGTTGCACATTTCTATACTTCGGGTCTGCCATGTATTTCTTGAAAGCATCTTTCAAGGCTGACCGAGTTATCAAATCCCCCTGCTTGTCAACCAGTTCGACACTAGCATATCCTGCGACCACGAGGTCGTTACTCCCTTTGAGCAGGGAGATGCTGTCTTGTCGAGTTCTGAGCAACACACTAACCCCTCCTTGTTTGCTTTTGGTATATTAATAAAGCGGCATTACTCATTTTCCGATTCTGCTTCATAAACGTCAGACTCCTCTCTATTTTTTCGTTTTAGCCGCTTGCTACGAGCGGCTGGGTATTCTTCCTCCGGGTCCTCTGTTGGACGCTCCCTCATATCCCAATCAGGTAGTGACTGTTCACTATTCAGTGAAGTCGGCCCTCTAGGAGACTCAGTGCCGTCCCCAACATCTATACCAAATCCTTGAGCACTGGTTCTACCTGACATCTTTTCCTTTGCTAATTTATCCACTAGGTCAGCAATACGAGCCAATGTCTTTACCATTTGGTTTGGTTTTAGAATATTCATTTCATCATCTTCATCTATAATCCCAGCAGATTCTTTTTCAGATTCTTTACGATGTTCAGGGTCTGCCATGCTTCTAGCATTATTTTCTACATCAGGTTTTACACCCTTAATCATCAGAGATGCTGCTTGATTCCATAGGGGGCGTAAACTTTCAGCCAAAAGTATAGGATATTCATTCTTCTGTAAATCAGCCAGTGTAGAATAAGGGGAATGCGCCCATATACCGTGAGAGTTTCTTTCCATTTTGTAGACCACGTTATCTATTTCAGGGAATGAAATAGTTAGTCTATTGTGAGTAACATCTAATGAAAACTGAACTGGTAATACTGGATGTGCTTTTGTAAGTAATGATAAAGTTTCAAGAGAAGCAGGGGCATCTTCTGTTTCTGATACTATCTTAGAAGTAGCAACGTCATAAAGTGTCTTACCATTCTTATTCCTAGATTTTACACCTGATACTTTGACGTTAACAATGTCACCTTCTTCAAATGGTTTAGGACTTTTTATGGTGCCTACATCAAGATAAGATTGCCCTTCGTATTCTACTCCTCTATTTCCAAAACCTTCTGCATCTAATGGACCTGCGCCAAGACGATACGTAAACGGCCCCTTGCCTCTAACATCAAGAATGATGAGAGTCACTTGTTTGTCAGGTCTTAATAGGAACCATTTAGGATGTCTCTTTTCACCTCGCATGTAGGTAGAAGTAGCGTCACGTAACAATATTCTTTCTCCTGACTCTTTCAAACTCTCAACAACTTCATTCAAACCTTCAGTATCTGTTAGACGTAAATTGTGAGGGCCGGGGACTATGACGTGCTCATGACTATCAAACTGCCCTCTAAGAACTTTCAATCTTTCTCTAACCGTCATATCAGCAATATTAGAATCGTCATACTCAATAATATCTACAATATGAATCTCATCATCACTTCTAGTTGCATCTATCATCCAGTTCTTATCGTTCAGGGCTTTGAATTGCTTTCTATCCTCAGGTGATAAAGCGACATCACCATTTTTATCATACGCTGTGATTCTATTACCTTTTTTACGAACTATAAATCTCTCAGCAGCAGGAAGAATAGAAACAGCCCACTCTCCACTAAACCCTCGTAACGCTTCAAAGTCTTTGATTGAAAAGATGCGGTGCATTGGTAAAATTGGTAAGGGTTTACCATCTTCACTTTTTAATAAAACATCAGGGTCCATCAAAGCCATCAGTGATTTACCTATATCATAAGGGTCATCACTTTCAGCCCTACCCCCTAGTAGAATATTTGGTTGTTGAGATAACGCCCCTCTTTGGAACTCACCGGGTAAAGCCATAACCTGCTGAACTAGTTCTTCACCATGTATGTCATTTAATGACTGCTCGCTAATTGAATGTAAGACTTGTTGATTTGGTCCGTTAGTCCCAGCAACAAAATTATTTCCATCCCATTCTACACCAACAGTAGGGAACATAGGATAGGCTGTTTCCATGCGTCCCGATGTGAAGTAATCTCCAACGGCTGCTCCTTTCAAAGAAGTAGCAGGGTGTATTTCTCTACCACCCGCTCTCTTTAACTGAGTAATATCAGTCATATTCTCATCTATTGTTTCACTAGCAATCAAACTTCTATCAACGGCATTAGGGTCTACTGCGATTACATTGTGAATCAAACTTTTGACTTTACTTTTATTATGACTTTTATCCGCCACCTCGCCTATATCATAATATGTTAAACCATATTTTTCAGCCTCATCAGCATAAGGACCCCTCATGAGTCTAGGAATAACACCTAATTTACCAAGATAATTAGTCTTAAACCAATCGTTTAAACCTCTAGTTTCTTTACCTCCTTGAGATGCCCTACCAGTAGATGCTTTTTCTCTAGCCATCTCTTTGTAACGCTGAACCACAGGCTCATTATCGTAAGCCTCGTTAAAAGTAGTCATGTGGTTAGTATGAAGTTCATGTTCTAATGAAATATCTTGACCTCTAGGATGGAAGCCCATACCAGTGCTAAGTAATGAGCCGTGTGTTAAAGCACGTAAACCCCCTTCTTCAGGAGCACTGTCTATGATTTTTTGAGCCAACTCTTTGTGCTGCTCATGCAATTCGTCATCCTCGTCATGGTCAAAACCGAGAGCAGTCATAACTTCCTCAACACTCATATCTCTAGTAATATCAACACCATTTTGTATAGCACTTATCATCATATTACGATGGGGGACTATTGTGTCTCCTAGTATTTGGGACGCAGTAGCACTGGCAGATGGCACCTTTTCTGTATCTATTCCGGGTCCATGTGTAGTAAGACCGTGAACATTATGTGGCACTAGCATTAACATTCTATTAGCATCATAGAAAAGGCGTGATGTGTTAGAAAGGAATTTTAATTTGTCATTAGGGTCAAATGCCTCAGGGTCTGCTTTCTCCATAACTGGTTTTAGAATTTTAGCCATTTCAGTAATTGCCGATAAATCCGCTTCTCCCTTAATGTCAAATTGGTCATGTTTAAAAGTAAAACCTCTACCTGAAGCCACAGTAGTTCCACCAACCTCCTCAAGATTATGTAAGTTAGACCTAGCAGCCATTAGTTCTTCCATTAAACCCTCAGGCATTTCATCTTCTGCTCCGGCATACATACTTACTTGGCTCTCTAAATGATTAACCTCATCTAAAGCGCTCTCTAACTTTGCTTGAAATTGAGGGTTAGATTTTTCGGGTAAATCCCTTGCTGTTTTACCTGATAGTTTATGTGTTGCATCCCAAACTCTAGCATCCCCTATGTGAGTGCGAGCATCTTTATTTTTAGGATTTTTAATATCTTGCGCTTTTATCCATCTAGTTTTAGCAGGTGCGTGTGGAGGTAACCTCCTGCCTAGTCTAGTATGTAGATTATGTGAGTGAAGGCTAGTGTTACGGATTCTAGTCTCAGTGCCTTCTAGTATTTTCCCTCTTGACATTATAGGATTGTGGGCTAAAGAAATATCATGACCAAGATGATGATTAGTCCGACCTGAGCCAATTAAATCTACTCTCTCATCATGGGTTAGTCTCCCAAGTGTATTTGCTATCTCAGGGTCTAAAGTAGAGTGTCCTACCATCTCATTATTCTTACTATTCCTAGTCTTGAATCTACCTTTAGCGCTCTCTTTTCTCTTAGCAGATACATCCCAAAAAGACTGTATTTGGTGCGGATTTAATTCTTTAGAAAAAGCACCAGTGCGGTCAACTGGAATTACTGGGCCAAACAACCCTGTGTTTTTACTGTTTATGACTATTCTACCATCGGGTGTGATAGAACCAAGCAGACTATTACCATCCATATCCTTTGGCATCCAATCATGTAACATTTCAAGCATTGACAAACTACTTCTTCCATTACCACCACGAATGTAAGGAATGTGAAAAAATGAACCTATACCCACAGGCCCATGTTCTGTCCTTATCCATAAATCAGCCTCATCTTCAGGTATGTCATCTTCATGTGGACCGTTAAATCCAAGATGGCTGTGAGCCTCAGCGTTTCTAATTAGTTTATCTTTAAGTAAACCAACTCTACCTTGAACTACCATTTTGTCAAGTTCTTTTATATCCTCAATTCCTAGAGGTCTATTAGTTCCATCAAAATGACCTTTTTCTTTTTCAGTAGGCTCATATTTCCCTCTATCTCTCATTTGCTTTAGTCCTAATAGATGAAGTAACGCTGGTTTACTTACGGAGTTTCTATGATGCCTTCTATCCATCATTTCACTAATGACATTTGATGAAGATATAGCACCCATGTATTGACCAAAATGCGCTAACGCCCTTAAATTATCAAGGGGCGCTTCGCCTTCTTCAACATCATGTTTTTCATTTAGCGCATTTATTATAGCGTTAGCCATAGTTCCGTGTTCTTCATGTTTAGCCTCATGTAAAGCGTTGAAAAGTAACTCAGAATCATAGTCAGTTATGTCACGAAAATCATCGCTGCTTTCAACGTGACTTCTTTGATTCTGAGATGTATGTAGTATATTTCTCATTTCACTAAAAAACTCAGGTGAGAATCTATGCCTCAAGTTTCTCTTAACACGTCCCACTGAAATGGTTCTACCTTTACCACCGTCAATATCTATTTTTTGCACTGCTTCTGAATTGGAGCCTTTCTCCATAAGATGTGCTATTACATTGTCTCTTTGAGAAGGGGAAAGAAACTCAAGTCCAAAATTATACCCACCCCATCCCAATGAGCCTCTTTCATTATTTTCATTTAAGTCTTGAGACATCCAACCTTTAATAGCATCATCCATGTGCGCTTGTTTTACAGCAAAATCTTGCTCAGCAGGATTATCATATTCGTTAGTAATTGAATTTACTAAATCACTATTTCCTTTTTTCCAAGCCTCAAGATTATCTAAATAAAAATCATGTAAATGAGAATCATGTAAAGGTCCTTTGAAAGGGTGATTGATTTCTCCTGTATACTCATCCTTAATTCCAACTATACTAGGATTATTTTTAGTTTGGTAATGGTTTTCGTGCATTGATTCATGCTTCTTTACTTTCTCGGCCATTGATAATCCACCGGGTTCAGTAGGCAAGTAAAAATCTCTCAAAGTTTCAATATACGCTGGTAAACCAGTAACAGAATTAACTGCTAACAAAGGATGATATTCTTTCTGAAAACGATGAGTATTTGAATACAGAGCATCTTCTTTCATAGGTGCATCAGGCCAAAGAGTCACAAAGTCATGAATTGATGCTTCGGGAAACCTATCTTTCCAATGATGATTGGGGATAGTTTCAGCACTCGACCCTGAAAACATGAGATTTGTTTGCTCTTTTTCACGACCTTTTTCGGCCATTTTATCTCGCTCAACTTGAGTTCTAAGTGCTCGCCCTTCTTCCCTTTCTTTAAGACTTTCAGAAGCCATCATTTCTTGTATTCTTTCTTCTATGGCTTTTTCTTCTTCTTTTACCACCATATCACAAAAGTAATCGTCATGGTTTTTGACAATCATATAACCATGATTTTCTAAATTTTCACTTGCTAATATATAGTTAGCAATAGAGTTATAATAATCATAACCGTCAAGTAATGATTTAAGTAAATCTGAACGTGCTCTTAGATACCAGTCCGTAGCATCTTCCCGCACATCTTCACCACCATCAGCGTGAAGCGTCTCTTAGAGCCTTGTTAAAAGCGGCACGTGCTTTAGATAAAACGCCATTTTCTACTTGTCTATCTACACCGCCAGCATCGTGAGGGTTTAGTTTAGGTGCAAGTCCGTCAAAAGATACTGACTCAGACATGGCACCTTTATTGGCTACATCTTCTGCATTGTATGGATATTGATTAGTTGTGTAATAAGCACTTCGGGTTTGACCACCGCTCTCAGCAAGGAACATAACTCCACCGGGACTAGAGTCAAAAGATGTAGTAAACCCCGGTTGAGAACCTGCCTCCATAGATTTCTGCATTTTTCCATTCATCTTACAGCCCATTTTAGTGCAACCCATTTTATTCATCTTTTCATCACATTCAGGACATTTTCTGCCTTTTTCGACTTTACCATGAGCCTTGTCACACTGTGCCTTTTGCTTTTCAGAGCATTCAGAATATTTCTTACCAAAGTTCTTCATACAATATTTATCTTTTTCAGCCATGCTTGCCTTTTCGACTTTACCGTGAACCCTGTCACATTGTGCTTTTTCTTTTGCTGAGCACTCAGAGTATTTCTTACCAAAGTTCTTCATGCAGTATTTGTCTTTGGTAGCCATGTCAGCCTTAGCCTTCATGTCTTTTTCGCCTTTACCATCAGCAGCGAATGCTGGAACTTTCTTGCCGTCATGTTCAACCATCTCTAACTTTTCAGCCTTCTCAAGAAGTTGCTGTGCTTTGTTTAACAAAAATAATGCGTCTTTACTCATTGGCGATGGAATTGGCCTCATGCGTTCACCTCAGTTCCTTTGGCTTGTTCAGCCATTTCATGTATCTCATCCCATGTCATTTGATGGATTTGAGAATTAGAGAAGTTATCGTGTCCTTTAATGATAGCATCATCATTAGCACGGAAAGCATCAACCTCTACGTTTTCATTGAGAGGAGTAATTGATGACACAAAACCAGCCTTACGAAGCATAGCAGATGGGTCGTTCAATTGCTTTCTAAGTAAAGCATTTTCATGCTTTAGTGATTGTAAGTCATTATCCATGTTTTCCATTTTAGAAATCAAAGTATTCATCAGTTTTTCAGTAGGGGATGTTTCCTCACTCATGCTAACACCTACTGGTCAGGAACGAATCTTCCAAAAGTGCCTTGATGTGGGCGCATTCCCCTTTGTGTTTTAGCGGCTAAAATAGTTCCCGGTAGAACATCAGAACGTTGCTTTGTGTCAAACTTTTGTCCTGAGACGTTCATTTTAGAGATGATGTTGAATTGTTGTAATTCCACAGTTTCTCTCTCAGCCTTCACAATAGCAGAATGTAAATCTTCTGATAAGTAACCAGCAAATTTCAAAATTTCATTAATGTGAGTTTGTGCATCGGTGGCATTTCCATCTTCTAAAGCCTTAGCAAATTGTTTACTATGCACTGCTAGTTTACGGGCCATTGGGTCCATTTTCTGTAAGTCCATCTTCTCCCCTCTTGTTATTCGTATCAATGCAGCATTAAATAATGTTACTGACCCCTCGGCATTCTTGAATTTAGCATAGCGTTACTATTTTGCTGCGAAATGGTCGGGGCTGGTCCTCTTTGTTGAACACTAGTTATGGGTGAACCTGCTCCGGGTGAAGAACGTGCCTGTGGCCTTGCTGGTGAACGTGGAGTGCGTATACCCATACCCTCACCACCCGGCTGGGAAGGAGGCATCATTTGAGGTGGCAGTCTACCACCTTGCATCATTTGAGGTGGCATTCCTCCACCCGGAGGCATCATCGGTTGTTGTTGAGGCTGTTGGGGTTGTTGCTGCTCCTCTTGTTTTCTATAAACAAAGCGAATATCTCTATCGCCTTCTTCAAGTAATTCAGGTTTGTAACCAAGCATAGCCATACGCTGAGCGAGATTAACCTCCATCTCATCACGACGCAGACGTGTGATTTCATCTTCTTCTTCATTTGGATATAAAGTCAACTTCCAATCAGAAACATCCATCTCTTTCAACATTCGTGGGAATAAATTATCGGTGTAAACCTTCTGACCGAACTCAACAGCACGATTAGTAACAAGAATTTGTAGACCTTCATTATTCAAACCACCCGATTTACCATTATCAATCATGAAGATAGAAGATACACCATAGAAAGCAGCGATGCGATTTCTTATTTCATCACGCACTGCTATGTATTGCATTTCCTCAAGGGTATCCATAAACTTAACCCAGTTAACTCCACCACGGCCTGAGGACGACTCAATACCAACCTTCGGCACATAATGAGGGTCACGTTCCATCTTTTCATCAACTGATTTCCAAAACGATTTCATAGACTCAAGATTGTCAGTTGTTACTGAAATAATACCTTTAGGAGTGCGTCTTTTTTGATAAGCCGTATAGATGTAATTATCCATAGCAGTAAGACTCATCGCTTGTCTCCACATCGTATTAACAGGCGCACGCCCATACAACTTAGAAGGATTATACTTACTAATGTGAATAACTTCACCCTTAGTGAAATACTGATTTTTACCACTTCCTGCCATATTAACATAATGAGCATCCACTAAGCGAGAGCCGCATACATCACATTTAGGTTCTTGACCGGGGTATGAAACTTGGTCACGATGAATACGGCAAATTTTGTATCGCCCGCCACGAATACCACGTTTATCAGCGATAATACGCATGAAGATAGGGTCACCACGAACTATGTCCTTTACACGGAAGAAAGCAACTTCGCCTGTGTCAGGGTCAACGTAGTATTCTTTAATTAAAAGTAAGAAAGCATCGTCTACAATGTTTAAATCATTCTCAATCTCACCCAATACTTCCATGAAAGTTTGCTCCATAGCGTTAGTTTGATTCAAAAGCCACTTAGGGTAAATAACCTGCTCAGGGTCAGGGTCACGAACTTCACCACCACAAGACTTACAGACATCTACATCATGTTGATATTCTTCCTCACATTCAACACATTTTTTTCTAAATTTCTTTTCCCAGTGATAGCCCCGTCTAAAGATTTCTTGTCTTAGTTTAGATTGCACAGTGCGGAGAATAAGATTCTCTTGGCTGACTGCGTATAGAGCAGGAATGGTTATTCCCTGCGCTAACACAGGTTCCTGTATACCTGTGGTATACAATGGCATTTGAGGTTGAGGTGTAGTTCTTCTTCTAAATGGACTAGCCAAAGCAGACAAAAATCTACTCACTGGTCCCTTATCATCTGCCATCATAATCCCTCCGCATATTTACCTATCGTATCAGCATCTACTCCCCATGTGGAGAGAAGTTGAGAAGATTTTTTTGAATCATCCTCCCAGTTCTTGTAGCGCACTAATCTCTTTAATTCTTCTTTTCTTATAGGGTCTTTCTCATCAATAAATGCTAAAACCGCTTTGGCTTGCACTCCCTTCATTTTTAAATGAGGCATCACCCCGTTTAAAAATTTGCGAAGGTCGGCCTTAGAATAAAATTGTAATCTGTGTTGACTGCGAGTTGAATTTTTGTGAACTTTGTTATCGAGTTGTAAGACACCACACTCCATAGTTTTGTAGAGGTCCTCACAATGCACACGACCACGTTCACCAGTAGCAATCATACCAGCACGAGGCTCTCCTCTCTCTGTAATGGTGATGTAGCCATCAGCATCTAAAAAACCCGCACCATAGGACCATATATCTTTGATAACTAAACCTTCATTAGATAGTCTAACGTAAGTGCCTTTTTTGCTTCCTTTCATAATGTCATATTCTTCGCCATACATGTTAAGTAATGAAGTAAACTTACTAGTTGTAAATGATTTACTTAGCATATTTTCTTCATTCATGTTTGTTTGAAGGTCTTTTATGTGCATAGGTCCCTTAACTAATAATTGCTTACTTACATATTCTAAATGACTTTGCTGTGACTTTGATAGTTTATCAGATTGAAATAAAGCAGTTCGCCACATTTTACGAGCATCACTTCTATCACGCATGGCTGAAGCCCACGCTTGCTGCTCCTCTTGACCCCACACATCTTCATGTGCATCTAACATTTTCAGAGTAACTTCTGCTTTATCCCAAAGTAAGCACGCTTTTTGTAAAGAGACTGCCCGTGACTCACCAAACTGTCGTAGATGTTTTAAACTTCTATCTGAAAGACCTATACCTTTGATACAATGCTCTAAATCGGTAGACCAAGATAAGTTCTTGATTGTCATTTCAGTTTCTATTGATTTTATCGCACGGATGTCATTTATCATAGCATCTATATCACTGCTGTTGTTTTTGTTATATCTACGTGCTTTACGTAATCTCTTGACTAAATCGTCAGCAGTGCAGTTCATTTTAGATTTAAACCAACCATCTCCATTAGGAGCGAACC